TACCCATACCAAAAGCTATTGCACCAGCAACAGCTGGAATATTAAATGGAAATGGTATGCTTTCAAAAGTTTTCATAGCACCTTTATAAAGACTTATCATAGCATCTTTAATAGCTTGCATTTTGAACATAGCACTAGATTTAGCTATCGCTGTTTGTACTGCTTTTCCTATCAACATTTCTAAAAATGCTTTTATCACAAATCTTGATAGATCACCAAAATTAGCTTTTCCAGTCATAACAAAATCAGCTAATAAACCTTTTAACTTTCCAAAAGTTTGTTCTCCTACTACCTCCATTTGCTCAAAAACAGTTTTTCCATCATTCATAGCATTTTTAATACCTTCTCCAAAACCTGATACAGCATCTCCTAATAAAGTAAAGTTTGCTGATGCTGATACTCCTACTTCTCCTATATTATCATTAAGGCTATTCATAGCATCTGATAATTGCCTTATCATTAATGCAAGCATTCCTACTTCTTGAACTGTTGCATTACTATCACTTTGCATTTTTGTTAATAAAGTAGTCATGCCCTTCATAGTTATTTCAGCTTCTTTTTTTGTTGATTGAAATGCTTTTGATGTCTTGTCTTCTAAACTTGCAAATTGTTGAGTTAATACTTTTACTTCCTCTGAAAAATCATCTATGGTTTTAGGTTTTTCAAAAATTTGAAATAGTTTTTCTAATTTATTACTTGCTTCAAGTGCTATAATTCCTAATGCACCTAATACTCCCACTATATTTTTCATACTAGCTTTTCTTAAAGCTAGAAGTCCTAATGTAGCTTTACCTATTGCAAATGATAAAGTCATAAATGCTTTTGACGCACCTAATATAACAAAAGATATTCCCAATCTTTTCAACATATCAAAATTTTCGTTTAAAAACTTTACTCCTTTACTAACCATAGTAACTGCTGTTGCTAAACCTTTTCCTACTGCTCTTGCTATCTTTTGTATTGTAAATTGATTATCTGCTAATGCTTGGTCTAATGCTCCAAATTCTTTTTTCAAAGCAACCATAAATGATTCAGCTACAACTTTTTTAAATAAAAATATTTTGTCGCCAACCATTGACAAAGTTCCAGTAAAGGTTTTTGCAAATTCATCTGTCGCTTGTCCAAACCTTCCACCTTTACCAAATACTCTTTCAAATGCTTCAGCAGTTTCTTTAGCTGTTACTGTTGCACCAGCTTTAAACCCTAATAAATCTCTTACACCTCTTTCTCTAAATATATCTGCACTAGCAACACCAGCAGAAAATGATCTTTGGATTTGTTCAGCAGTGGTTCTAAAATCTAGTCCAGTAACAGATGCAACATTACCAGTTATTTCTAGCATTTTACTTAATTGGTCAGCATCTTTACTAACTACTGCTAAATTACCAGCCCCTTGTTGTATTTGATCTAAACTAAATGGCACTTTAGATGCAAACTTTGCCATTGTATCAAAAGCCTTTGCACCTTCTTTAGCACTTCCAAAAAGAAATTTTAAACGTACTTGTAAACCTTCAACTGATTTTCCTACATCAACAAAGGACTTTATTGCAACTCCTACTCCTAATCCTATTAGAGCATTTTTAAGATTAAAGACAGAATTTTTTAAATTATCTACACCTTTAGTAGCAGATTGCATAGCTTGACGTGTTTTGTCTTTAGCTACAATGTCTATATTAACTTTTTTAGTTGCCACTTATCGCCTTGCCCTTTCTAATCGTTCTTGTCTTTGTCGTTCTTCGTTTTGAATTTCAAAATATGCTACCCACAAGTAAAACTCATCAACTGACATTTCTAAAATTTCGGCAACTGTTTTGTGTAGTTTTTCTGCTAAACCAAAGATATTATGTAACTCAACATTATTTTTTAGTTTTTTTTATTGTCCTCTATATCTTTGTTTTCAGTACCCATTATTTTGGTAGCAACGTCTGCTATGATGTTTGTATCAGCTTTAGTCTTAAAACCTAAGACATCTTGACCAGTAAACATTTTCTTTCCATCTATCGTCAGTGATTTTTCTATAATAACATCTATTAAAACTAATAGATCGGTATTAGTAGCACCTTTGAAAATCTTTTGTTTTTCCATCATATTAAATGGTTTGCAATGAATAGCTTTATCACCAACTAAACCCCACTCTGGCACTTCGATTGTTTTAGTATCTAATGCACTAAAATGATCTCTTATACCATCAAAATAATCAATTTTATTGTCAGTCATATATTACTTACACAGTACCGATAGTCAGACCACCAGTTCCCTGAAGTGAAACAGTTCTAGTAGTTATACCATCTAAAGTTACACCAACAGACATTCCAGTTACAATACCACTACCTGAGAACTTTCTATCTCCTGAAGCATTACCTTCTGGTAAAAATGCAAATGTTACTTCTGCACCTTGTACTAATGTTGTTTGTGCTGTATCTGTTTCATCAAAGTTCATATCTATTGAAGCTGTAAAAGTACCTCTACCAACCATAAATGATTTCATTGAATCACCTAATGCAGTTTTTTCTACTGTATCGTGTGTTGTGTCTACAGTAAATCCAGTTGCATTTCCTANNGTATCNNNCCCTATTGTTACAACTCCTTCTTTTCCATGATGTGTCGCCATTTAAACCTCCTTTTATTTAGTTTATTTTTTTTCTTGTTTATCTTCTTGTTTTACCACTTTTTCACTTTTTTTGGTAACTTTTTTTTCACCTTCTAAAGTAAATCCGTTGTTTTGAAAATACTCTATGTGATCTTCTGAGCATTTGATAGTATCATTGCCTTTTTTCATAGTTACTTGTTTTGCCATTATGCACTCCCTCTTGTAAATTCATAAATTACTCTTGCAGTTATTCTAACACCACCATAAGGGTATATCGTTCCCTCATCTGTTGATGCTTCGACTATTTGCGTATCTAAAGCATTTCCATTTCTAGTTATATCATTATCTAAAGTTTCTTCAACTACTTCTATTAATTGATTTCTTACTGTGTCTATATTGCTTGTTGTACCCTTACCAAAAGCTACTATAAGAAAGTCAATAGAACCTCTATAATTACCAGCACCAGTATCACCCATGCTAGATGCTTCTCTTGATTCATCTCCTGATTGCACAAATAAAGCTGGGAACTGTGCATCTGATAGTTCTTCTACTTCAAAAGGCTCTCTGGTTATCTTTTTAAACTCTATAGGGCTAGTTACTGCATCAAGTTTAGTAATAATATCACTAGCTATGTTTTCTCTTTTACTCATATCTTCAATGCTTTGAAATAGGTTGATGCAAACTCTTGCCTTATTTTATCTTCTTCTTTGTTTCCAATAGAAAAGAATGGTCTAACTACTTTTCTTTTACCAACACCAAATGTATCATGGTATGAAGCTATCTTATTTCTTTCTGTATTAGAAAAAAACAATGTGCTTTTTAATCCACCAGTCTTAAAGTCTAAACTTCTAAACATTTTACCAGTATCAGTTAAATCAACAAAACCAGTTTGTCTACCAGCTTTTTTTCTGCTTCTAACTGTTCCTTTTGCGTAAGCCCTCATTTGTCCACCATCAGGCAACTTTCCACTCTGAGTTCTTTTAGTAATCATAAATACTGCCATGTTAGAAACTTTATTTAATGCCTTTTCGATAACTGGTTGTTGTTTTCTAGTTATTCTTTTTAGTTCGTTTACAACATTAATGCTATTAACTTTTACTTTTACTTCCATTATCTCACTAATCTTAAATGATGNATTGGTTCTTTTTCTGAATCACTAACTGAGCCTGANCTATCCTCNTCATANTCAACACCATCTCTTAGTATAGCTTGNAATTCTTCTTCATATCTTTCTCTATANAAATCTATTTGTACTTGGAANGTATCTTTTCCCTCTCCAGTNTCAGGGTCTCNCCATTTAGTTAATATAGGGTANACATATTTCCATAGTGNTAAATATACTACGGATTGTGTCCATTGTGCGTTTGTTAGCTTGCTATTAGTAATTTCAACTGATGTTACTTTTGTAATATCTTTATATCTAACTTGGTGTCTATATCGTTCCCACCATTCTTCTCTAATTCTTCTTAGTACATCATTTTCTGCAAATTGTAACTGATCGCCAAAATCAGCAATACCAAAACCTAATATATCAGGCTGTATCTTTTGCAAGTCTGTGTTTGCTACAGCAAATTCAGTTGTAGCCATTATTTAGCCTTTTTTGTTTTAGTTTTCTTTACTGTTTCTTTTTTTGGCTCTGTCTTTGGTGTTGGTTTAGGTTTGCCTTCGTATANACTCCAACCTCTTATTTCCCACATTCCTTTATTGTTGTCATAATCAACTTTACTTCTTTCTATAACTCTATCGCCCTTTACTAATTTAACCATTTGCATAGTAAACTCCTTTATAATAGGGGTGGTTTCCCACCCCCTATAAGTTATTAGTTAGCTAAAGTGTCGCCAGTTAGTTTAACACCATAACTATCATGTAGTTCTCCAACTCCATAAACTGCTGTAGCTACAATCTCATCTGCTCTTAAAGACGCATCTCTTTGTGATTCAATTTTTAAGTCTTGCATCATTGCTAAACCTAAAGCATCTTGAGAGAATACACCAGCAATAGAATCATCTGAACCATCTACTGCAACATTTGAAGATTCAAAAACTTGAATACCAGCAATATTTCCTACGTAACCAGTTCTCATGGCTTCGTTAGAAAGCTCTGTATCTCTACCAACAAATGTATTTGTTAATGACTTTTTAATGTTAAAAATCATCTTTGGGTGAAATACACCATAATAAGGTGCTGGGGCATTTGCTGTTCTTAATTCAGCACTTGCTTCAAATAAATCTGTTATTGTTATTTCTGCACCAGCTCCCCCACCTTTTTCAGTAGAAAATCCAGTAAATAAAGCTGATAAGTCTGCGTCAACTTTTTTTGCTATGGCTTCACCAAATAATCTACCAATATCACCAGCAACATTTCTTGATGCTGAGTTTCTTGCTAAATCAGTTAGTGTTGTCATAATTCCAACTTC